AAAGCATGAAATTTATACCGCATAAGTACCAGCAAATAGCGCTTGAAAAATTATACAGCACTCCGAGAGTGGGACTGCTGCTTGATATGGGACTCGGAAAAACTGTAATAACGCTTACGGCGATAGAAGAGCTGATATATAACCGATTCGAGATTGAAAAGGTGCTTGTCATTGCGCCTTTGAGAGTGGCGGAGGATACGTGGAGCAGGGAAAGCGCAAAGTGGGATCATCTGCAGCACTTAAAAATTTCAAAGGTTCTCGGAACTCCGACACAGCGCCGAAGAGCGTTGGCACAAGAGGCGGATATTTATATAATCAACCGCGAAAATGTCGTATGGCTTACAAATGAGCTTTCAAGTGTCGGCGACGCGTGGGATTTTGACATGGTTGTTATAGACGAGTTGTCGAGCTTCAAGTCATCAAAGGCGCAGCGGTTCAGAGCCTTAAAGAAATACATATCGCGGTCACGGCACGTAGTTGGTCTGACGGGTACTCCGTCGCCGAATGGACTGATTGACCTATGGAGCCAGATTTATCTGCTTGACGGAGGCGAAAGACTTGGGAAAACGATAACAGGCTTTCGAGAGAGGTATTTCCTGCCGGACAAGCGAAATCAAACGACTATATTCAGCTACAAGCCGAAGGAAGAGTCCGAGCGTACGATTTACGAGAAAATTTCCGACATCTGCGTGAGCATGTCTGCTGAGGACTGGCTTGATATGCCGGAGAGAATAGACAGCGTACAGCACGTGCAGTTGTCGGATGCGGAGCTTAGACTGTACGAGGAATTCGAAAAAGAGAAGTATTTGGAGTTCCGGCAAGGACAGATTACAGTGACCACGGCGGCGGCACTGACGAATAAGCTGCTGCAGTTTGCAAACGGAGCAATGTATTTCGATGACGGTAGCTACAAGGTTACAAGCAATAAAAAACTTGATGCGCTGGCCGAGATTGTCGATACATCACAGGGTCAGCCGATATTATGCTTTTACAGCTACCGCCATGACTGCGAGCGAATTCTGAAAAAGTTCAAGTCTGCTAAAAAGCTTGAAAGCGCAGCTGATATTGAAGCTTGGAACAGGGGAGAAATACCTTTGCTGCTTGCGCATCCGGCAGGCGCGGGGCATGGACTTAACCTTCAGACGGGCGGAAACATAATCGTGTGGTTTGGTCTTACTTGGAGTTTGGAGCTGTATCAGCAGGCAAACGCCCGATTGTACAGACAGGGCCAGAAAAACACGGTTATAATACATCACCTTATCACAGAGGGTACGGCCGACGCGAGAGTGCTTGACAGTTTGCAGGGTAAACGCGATGTGCAGGACGCGTTGCTTGAAAGCTTAAAAGCAAAATACGGGGGATAAGGAGCCCCTTGAGGGTTGGGATACTGACAGTTATGAAAATGCAGATATTAAACGATGGGAGGTATTAAAGTGAATAAATATCAGCAAAAATTAAAAGAAATGCGGCGGCAGAACAGGCTCGATCATAAATTGACATATAAAGGAGCTGAAACAGCTCTCGGCGTGCTTATGATATTGCCTCTATATGTGCTGCATACAAAATTCGGCTTCGGCAATAAGCGACTGACCGAGTTTGTCAAAGAATTCCACCGTCTGTACAGGCTTGTAAAGGATGACAAGGTGAGTATAAACACGCTCGCAAATAGCCTGGATGCAGAAACAGGTTTGGTTTATGATTTAGATACGTTTGAGGTATATAACAGGAGAAAATAGTAGGGAGGAATAGCATTGACGAAGAAAGAACTGGAGCAGTACCGCTGACGGCGTTACCGACGTGTAATGTGTTAGTTGCTTGAAATAAAAATTATGGAGGAGGCTGTGACATGAAATCAAATCGGAATATTGACATGGAGAGCTGGCTTAACAGAGGGCATGAGCTAAACAAGGAAATAAATATGCTGCTGCAAGAAAAAGAGGCGTCCTTGGACAAGGCTACGTCCGTAACTGGCGGCTCTGACGGCGAAAAGGTGCAGACAAGCAGGAAAAATACATCAGAGGACAAATATATAAATTATTCGGCGTATTCCGAGTTGATTGACAAGCGTGTCGATGAGCTGTATGCGATAAAATGCGAAATCCTCGCAGCAATTAACAAGATAGACGACAGCATTATGAGGAAAATGCTTATTATGCGGTACATAAAGTTTTATTCGTGGAACAAGGTGGCGGCGAGGCTGAAATACAGCAAAAGACAGTTATACCGCTTACATGAAAAAGCTTTGAAAAAAATTAAAGATGTCACTTAATGTCATTGAATGTCACCTAACATCTGTGATATAGTATATACTGAAAAAAGAAACAAACAGGGTGTATCGCCGTGAGGCGATGGGAAAGAATAGTCGAAAAATATGTTGGTGGGAACAAGGACTATATGAAAATCAAGCAATCGCTTCGGCGGTTGCTTTTTTTCTCGCGTATGCGCGCGAATAAGCATAAGAAAACAAAAAAATAAAAATTACCGATTTTTACCGATTTTAAGGAGGTGTTTTGTGTGACGGGAAAGAAGGAAAAGGCGCTTGTTATGCTGATTTCGGGGGATTTGAAGCTTTCAGAAATTGCTCGGAAGTTGAAAATATCGGAAAAAACGCTCTACAACTGGCGGCAGGAAGAGGAATTCGACGGCGAATTGCGAAGGAGATTGAATATAAAAATCGGAACGGTGGCGGCGGCAGCTCTGCGCACACAAAGCGAGCTGTTAAAGTCAAGGAGCGATATGGTCAAGCATTTAGCGGCAAAGGACATACTTGACCGCGCGGGATATGTTCCGGACAGCAATATCAACATAAACGGGAATGAGGTAGTTCAGATTATAGACGATATTCCGAGAGGTGACGGCGATGACAAGGCTTAGGGATATAATCGCCCCTGCATTTTACGGCGTTCACGGCGATGTGGTAAGCAATGCACACACGCACTACTGGTTAAAGGGCGGACGAGGCTCGACAAAATCGTCGTTTGTCAGCGTAGAGATAATTTTGGGGATGATGAAAAATCCCGACGCAAACGCGGTGGCGGTGCGCAAGGTGGGAATGTATTTAAAGGACAGCGTATATGAGCAGCTTGTATGGGCGATTGACAAGCTGGGCGCGGCACAGTTGTGGAAAACAAAGTTGAGTCCGCTTGAGCTTGTATACATTCCGACAGGACAGAGAATATTATTCCGCGGCGCAGACAAGCCGCAAAAGCTGAAATCAACAAAGGTACATAAAGGATATATCAGATACATTTGGTACGAAGAGGTTGACGAATTTAACGGCATGGAAGAGATACGAACAATAAATCAATCCCTTATGCGAGGCGGCGAGATTTTTAATGTGTTTTACTCGTACAATCCGCCGAAAAGTCAGCGGAATTGGGTAAACAAAGAAGTTTTGGAAGCACAGAAAAGTAAGATAGTGCATCATAGCACATACTTAAACGTTCCGCGGGAATGGCTCGGAAATAACTTTTTTATCGAGGCGGAGCATTTGAAAAATACAAAGCCGGATAATTACAAGCATGAGTATCTCGGAGAGGTGATAGGCACAGGCGGAACAGTATTTGACAATGTGAAAATACGCAGAATATCCGACGAGGAAATCAAATCGTTTGACAAAATCAAGCGCGGTATTGACTTCGGTTATGCTGCAGATCCGTTTGTTTACGTTGTCGCGCATTATGACAACAAGCACAAACGACTGTTTGTTTACGATGAGATTTACAAAGTCGGGCTGTCCAATGCCAGAGCCGCGGAGCTTATCAAGCAGAAAAAGCATTACAGCGGTTTTATTATATGCGACAGCGCAGAGCCAAAGTCAATCGCAGAGCTGCGCGGATATGATTTACGGGTGCGCGGCGCGAAGAAAGGTCCCGACAGCATTAATTACGGTATTAAGTTTTTGCAAAGCTTGGAAGAAATTATAATCGATAATGTCCGCTGTCCGAAAACGGCGGAGGAATTTTATAATTACGAGCTGGAGGCGGATAATCTTGGCGGATTTAAAGACGAGTTTCCGGACAAAAACAATCACACAATTGACGCCATTCGTTACGCACTGGAGGACGAAATAAGCAGAAAGAAAGCAAGGGTAATAGAGAGAAAGGAACTGGGATTATGATTAGAAAAATTAAAAGAAAATTATTTGTTTTGTGCTGGAAGTACAGAAATCGCAACTGGGTGGATTGCCGGCATAAGCGCAAAGCATTACAAAGAGATTTAAGGAGATACGGCTATGATAATTGATGAGAGGATTATCGAGAATGGTATAACGGCGGAGCTGTTGTATAAGCTTATCACAAAGCATGAGGGCAGCTTGGAGAGATATAGCAGGCTTAGGCGGTACTACATCGGCGAGCATGACATTTTACACCGCAGC